ATGAGTGAATGTTATTATATAGAAAAGGGACCTATTGTTATTATTCCCGATCCGCTTCATCCGAATTTCTACCAGGTGAAGAAAAGCCCCGCTTTTATGGAGATTCCCGAGGTATGTTCCTTTTCGGATTTTCTTATCTGGAACTATGCCGAGGATTATGAGAGGGCAATCAGAAATGCACTTAGTGCAGGAAGCCTGCCGTTCGGAGAGCGCATCCGGAATTACAGAAAGCCCGTCACGAACGTAAATGTGAACTTTACGCAGATCCATCGAGTTTACCTGCACCGATTGGATGATCGTTCCTTCCGTATGGATGTGATTGTAATTGCAGATCTCAATCTCAACTTTTATGACAACACTTATTTGAAAGAGAAGGAATGGTATCGGGTACAGGGAAGATTTTATGCAGATAAACACAGTAATTTCTTTGAGTCCATCAGCGTCTACAGAAAAGAGGATATACCGCAGGATAATGGGATGTCCGAATACCTTGTTCCATATCTCTCCAAGCGTGATCTGGATACTGAAGCAGAGATGATGCTTTTGCGATATTATCCGGAAGCACTGGAAAAACCAATGCGTCTTGATGTGAAGCGTCTTGCAGAGAATATGGGATTTCAGGTGAGAACGACCCGTCTTTCGCTTGATGATTCCAAACTCGGCAGCATCTATTTTGAAGACGCAGTTGTGACATATTACAAGGATGGCAAACCAAAGAAAGCCAGTGTCAAAGCCAAAACAATTCTGATTGATACAGCTGCACATGAAAATCGTGGCCGCAATCCCAGTGATACGGTGGTGCATGAGTGCGTTCACGCATATGAACACTATCTCTTTTACTATTTACAGAGCCTGTATCGTTCTCTTTTAGAAGAAAATATGCCTGAATTTGAAGATATTGCTGCCCATAAGTGCGAAGATGATCCCGTGCGATGGGTGGAGAATCAGGCGGTGCATCTGACTCCAAGAGTCCGTATGCCCCTGTATCAGACGACACTCAAAGCAGCAGAGTTATTCCGAAAATATGAGAGAATGCCGGAATCCGTGGCTTTTGATTATGTCATTGCAGACCTCGCAGGATTTTACGATGTATCCAAAGTAACTGCAAGAAATCGCCTGATCGAGCTTGGATATGATAAAGCACGTGGAATCGGGAATTTTGCAAACGGTGTGCCTGTTCCGGGGTATCTGGTCGGAAAGAATGTAGGATATAACCAGACCTACACCATTGATTTTGACAAGATGCTCGAAGAATACCGGCGAAATGCAGCGTTCAGAGAAATCGTTGATAACGGAAACTTTCTGTATGTAGAAGGACACCTTTGTCGCAATGAGGAAAAATATATCTGGACACGCAATCATCATCCCTGTCTCTCTCCCTACGCAAGGACGCATATGGAGGAATGTTGTCTGCTGTTTACTGTACGTCATGAAAGACAGAATTACGAATATGTCCCGGGAGTTCTGAACAGCAATGGCAAGCGTGGTGCATTATCCTATCTGTATCGGGATGAATACACGGATACTATATCGGAGGCATTTGCGATTCAGAAAATTGCCGCAGGTATGCCGGAAAAATTCTCCGAAACAATGGTATATCATATGCACAATCTCGGCATGACCAGAGAAGTATTGGCGGAGCGTTCTCTCCTGAGTACAAGAACCATCGCCAGAATGCGTAACTGCGCAAGAAGAATGCCGTCTGTAGAAAGCATCATTGCTGTATCTGTCGGAATGAATCTCTTTCCGGAATTAAGTGATGATCTTCTGCAAAAAGCGGACAGACAGCTTGACATCACCATACCGGAGCAGCTTTGTTATAAGGTGATGCTCCGCACAATGTATCGTGAAACGATCTATCAATGGAATGAAATGCTGGAGCAGCGTGGCTTTGCTCCTCTGAAGGAGGATCTGCTTTCAGCGGAAGCTTAATAAACTTATCAGCGGTTGGAAATTTCCCAGCCGCTTTTTTTGTAATTTTTTCAGAAAGGGTGCCAGAAGTGTGTCACCCTATTTTTGTTTATACTGCACAACATCACAGTTGAACAGTAACTCGGTTCTTGTATCAAACAGCGAAAATACACAGTAAAACAGTGCATAAAAGCACTGAAAATGCATATTTAGGGTGACACGGTTTTGTCATCGTAATTGCATCCAGTTCATGTTATGATATAGCTACAGTCGAAAGCGACTGAAAAATAAATACCATGCCCGGAGTGTACATAGAGGGCACAGGATATTTCATACAGCATATAGCGAAAAATCGCTATTACTGTATCCGAGATAGCCTTCCTCTGTGTACGCTCTTTTTTGTGGATTGGCGTGTCCTGTGATCCTCTCTCCGGACGGAGAGGAAAAGCCATGGAAACTTATTATGATGACCACAGAAAACCAGCCATGAAGATTTGTAAAATCACAGAAACAACCACGGAAATCACGGTAATACACCACACTACAAGGACAATCGAAATCAGTAATGAAATGGGTACGGTAATCGTTGAGATGAATGCTGAAGAACGCAACACTACCCGAAAAGAAACACGTCGTCACATTTCATTGGAAACCTACGATTTAAGCAGAGATCGATTGGAAGCCACGGACAGCAGTCCGGAAGATATCATTTGTCGCAGAGAAGAAATCTACGCACTGTATCGTGCTATCAGTACCCTGAATGAAAGTCAGAAAAGGCTGATATATCGAGTGTTCTGGCTGGAAGAATCACAGTATGACATTGCGAGAGAAGAAGGCGTTAGCAGAGTGGCTATACATAATCGGCTTAAAAAGATTTTCAAAAAGATGAAAAAAATTCTTGAAAATGAGGGTTAACAATTGCGTTTCTCGTGGCTAATTAGTAGAGGGCCATGAAAAGCACTCGAAAAGGAATCACTGAAAGAATGACTGCGATGAAAAAAATTTTTCCCGTAGGGGTTCGAATTCCGATGATTTCTTTTGACTACAGGAGCAGAGAGGAAAAATGACTCTCTGCATCATAAAAACGGAGGTATTTCAAATGGAAAGAAACAGCATGATTGAAGCACTGGTGATGATCAGCCTTCTGGCTGAAAATCTCGCAAAGCAGCTGATTGTGGAGGAAGAGCTTGAAAAGCAGCCTGTACTCACTATCGCAGTTGTAAGCAAAGAAAAGGAGGATCATTCTCATGGCTACACTTTATGAAATCGACGCTGCCATCATGGACTGCGTTGATACCGAAACCGGTGAAATCATCGATGAAGAAAAACTGAACGCTCTGTTGATGGAACGCAGTGCAAAGCTTGAGGGTGTTGCTCTCTGGATCAAGAATCTTGACTCCGATGCAGCGGCAATTCGTGCCGAGCGTGAAGCCTTGGAGAAACGTCAGAAAGCGGCTGAAAACAAGGCTACATCTCTCCGTGCATGGCTTGCAAACGCACTCTGCGGACAAAAATTCAGTACCGCAAGAGTGGCAATCAGCTACAGAAAATCCGTCAGCACCGAGGTTGACAGCGAGTCCGTTGCAAAGAAATGGTGCAGGAAGAAAATTACCTACACCCCCGACAAGACAGCTATTAAGGAGGCTCTGCTCTCCGGCATGAAAATCAAGGGCTGTCGTCTGGTGGAGAAGCAGAACATTCAGATTAAGTAGGAAAGGATGAAAAATTATGGCATTTCAGAAAGTGCAGCGTAAAGCTGCAAAAATGCGTGTTGCTGTGGCAGGTCCCAGCGGTGCGGGAAAAACACTCTCGGCACTGTATCTCGCTTATGGTGTGACTGATGACTGGGGCAAAATTGCTCTCATTGACACGGAACATGGCAGAGGTCAGTTTTACGGTAACCGCAGTGACCTTGAGGTTGGCGAATACCTCTATCAGGAACTTGTACCACCCTTTACCGTGGAACGCTACATCGCCATTGCAAAGGAAGCAGAACAGGCGGTTGGTCCCGACGGTGTTGTCACCATCGACAGCTTCTCCCATGCCTGGGAGGGTGAAGGCGGTGTACTGGACTTCAAGGAACTGACCGAACAGCAGCAGGGCAAAAATTCCTTTACGGCATGGAGTGATGCAGGCAAAAGCAGAATACCCTCATCAATACGCTGCTTTCCCTTAATGCCCATGTCATCGTTACCATGCGTACAAAAATGGCTTATGCCATGGAGCAGAATGACCGTGGCAAGACCGTACCTGTGAAAATCGGACTTGCTCCCGTACAGCGTGAGAATACGGAATACGAATTCGACCTTGTATTCAATATCGCCAGAAATCATATTGCCTGTGTTTCAAAGGATACCACTTTTCTTGATAACTGGAACGGCGTGATTACGCCCGAACTTGGTACATCTCTGAAAAAAGTGGCTTGCCGGCGGTGCTGAACCTCATCGCTGTACGGACTGCAATACCGTCATTATGGCAGCACAGGGACGCTCTGCAGATCAGATTGCAGAGGGTACTATAAAGAATTATGGCAGAAAGCTGTGCTGGAAGTGCATGAAGGCAGAAATCAAGAAACAGAAGGAGCAAGGTGACGATGAGAACCCTCAGACCGTATCAGAGTGATATCGTAGACAGGGTAAGAAACGCCTATCTGCACGGCTATAAAGCACCCTGTGTGGTGCTGCCGTGCGGTGGCGGTAAATCCGTCATTGTTGCAGAAATCGCAAAGCGTACTACAGCAAAGCATAATCATGTGCTGTTTCTTGTGCATCGGAAAGAGCTTGTAGACCAGATACAGAACACATTTGATTTCTGGGGTGTGGATATGAATAACGCTGATATTATGATGGTGCAGACGGCAAGTCGGAGAATAGACAGCATTGAATATCCATCGCTTATTATCACAGATGAATGCTTTCCCGCCGGAACCATGGTTGATGATAAACCAATCGAAGAAATAACACCGGGTGATTATGTTTCTTCTTACAATGAAATCAACGGCACCATTGAAAAGAAACGAGTCATCGCAGTTATGAAAAATCCGATGCCTGATCAACTGGTCGAAATCGATAACAATCTTTTAACTACTTCGAACCACCCGATTTATGAGCCGTTAGAAGGGAGATATATTGATGCCGGAAATTTTAAGCAAGGACAATTTACATTGCATTGTGTGCCAGACGGCACTCGTATGGGAAGAACTTACTCCAAACCAAAAAGTATCTTTCGTTCATCTGGAGGAACACGCATCTATTGCTCAAGAGAATGCTCCAAGGAATACTGTCGCCGTATTTCCTCAATAACGATGGCGAAAACCAATCGAAAATACGCATCGGAACGAATGAAGAAAAACAACCCTTCTCGCAGAGCAGATGTCAAGGCAAAAATATCAACTACCAAAAAAGGAAAGCCTTTTCCGACAAAACGTGGAGGAAATGGAAGGGGTATGACCGTTCCGCAGATGATGTTGATGAAAGAACTGAGTCCGTATCATCCCGAAGCGGAATATGTTGTAAAAACGGCTGGCATATTGAAATACCCTCCTGCTTACAAAGTGGATGTCGCTTTACCGAACAGAATGATTGCTGTGGAAGTGGACGGAAACAGTCATCATTCTTTAAAAGTAAAAGAAGCAGACGAAAGAAAAACTTCCGTCTTAGAGCAGAAAGGGTGGAAAGTGTTACGATTCACAAATCAGCAGATCTTAGAAAATCTGGACGCTTGCGTGGAGAAAATTTTGTCTACAACTTAGAAGTTGAAGACAACCACAACTACTTTGCAAACGGAATACTTGTTCATAACTGTCATCATTCCAAAGCTACAACATACCGCAAAATTTATGACGCATTCCCGAACGCACACAGATTAGGAGTAACTGCAACCCCTGTCAGACTGGACGGCTCTGGCTTAGGTGATGTGAACGATATTCTGGTTGAGGGTGTATCGGCTAAATGGCTCATAAAGCATCACTACCTTGCCCCCTATGATTACTATGCTCCCTCTATTGCAGATCTCACGGGCATCAAAATACAGCACGGCGAGTATGAAACCAAATCCGTAGAGAAAGCTCTCCTCCGCACTGCTGTATTCGGTGACGCAATCAAGCATTATCGTCAGCTTGCAGACGGAAAACAGGCAATCTGCTATTGTGTTTCTGTGAATCACTCCTACGCTATGGCAGAGGAATTCAAGGCAAACGGTATCTCCGCCGAGCATATTGACGGAACAACTCCAAAAGAACAGCGTGATCGTATCATTGAACGCTATCGCAGGGGTGAGATTACAATTCTCTGCAATGTTGATCTAATTTCGGAGGGATTTGATGTTCCCGATTGTGAGTGTGCCATTTTGCTCCGTCCCACAAAAAGCCTTACTCTGTACATTCAGCAGTCCATGCGCTGTATGCGGTACAAAGAGGGCAAGCGTGCCATTATCATCGACCATGTGGGCAATTATGCCCGTCACGGTATGCCCGATGCAGACAGAAAATGGGATCTGCACGCAAAGAAGGCTGCAAAGAAGCAGGAAAAACAAGCAGAGGACTTGAAAATCAAGCAATGCCCCGAATGCTATTACACCTTTGAGCCACCCTCATTCGGCAGAGCCGTTTGCCCTGCCTGCGGATATATGTTTCCCAAGCAGGAACGCTCTGTGGAACATGAGGAAGATACAGAATTGAAGCAGATTACGGGCTTTGTGCTGGATTACGATTCTCCCGACCAGTGCAGGAATATGCACGAATTACAACAGTATGCGAAAAAGATGGGATATAAGCCGGGATATGCATACTTCAAAGGAAAGGAGCTTGGTATATTGAAATGAAAGTTAAAAACATATCTGGGAATGTATACGGGAGGCTTACAGTCATAGAACTTGCTTACATTAGAAACCACCGTTCTTATTACAAATGTCAATGCATTTGCGGAAAAGAAAATATTGTGCGCAAGGATCATCTCACTTCAGGTCGCACCGTTTCCTGTGGCTGTAGAATGCACGAAACATTAAAAGACACGACTACACATGGTCAATGTCATACTCGATTATATTATGTTTGGAACAGTATGAGGCAGCGATGTAGAAACCCTAACACAAAAAGCTATCACAATTATGGAGGCCGTGGTATATCCGTATGTGATGAGTGGAACAAAAGCTTTATTCCATTTTATCATTGGGCCATAGCGAATGGATACAGACCAGGCTTAACGATTGATCGAATCAACAATGATGGGAATTACTGTCCCGAAAATTGTAGATGGGCAACTTACAAACAACAAGTCGTAAATCGCAGAAGGACAAAAAAATGACAGAGGAACACAGAATTCAGAATGAAATACGGCTTGCCCTTGCTGATTCCTGCATTCTGTTCCGCATGAATGTGGGAACGGGATACACGCAGGACGGCAGATATTTTTCTACCGGTGTACCGAAAGGGTTCTCTGACTTATTCGGATTCCGAAAATCGGACGGACGAGCCGTATTCATTGAAGTAAAAACGCCGAAAGGCAGACCAACGGACCAACAACTTAATTTTCTCTCCGCTATGCAGAAAGCCGGTGCGATTGCTGGTATTTGCAGAAGTGCGGAGGATGCAAGAAAACTCATTGAAGGAGGACGATAATATGGGATTCTCAACAGACTACACAGAAGTCAGCAGCTTTGACCTTATCCCCAAGGGTGAATATGAGGTCATTATCAAGAGCATTGAGGAGCGCACCACCCAGAATGGCGCGACAGGACTGAACCTTACGCTTGTGATCCGTAACGATGTGGAACAGAAGTATCAGAACCGCTTCATTTTCCATACGCTCTGGAAACGCAAGGAACCGACGCAGGCGGATATGCAGGTGCAGGGATACAGCTTTAAGCAGATCATGTCTCTTGCAAAGGCGGCAAATCTCCCCAGCGGCAAGTCCTATGAAACGGTGGCAGACCTTTGTGCCGACCTTATTAATCACGTTATGAGGGTAACGCTCGACCACGACACCTACAACGGCAACACCCGTGAAAACGTGAAATTCATGAATCAGTCCCGTTTTTCCGAATGCAAGCACATTTACAAGGAAAAGCCTGCTGTATCAGGTGATACCGTTGCACAGCGTCCGCAGGAGCAGTTTGCAGCACAGTCACCCGGACTTGGCGACCTTGGGGATTTCGAGGAGATCCTCGGTGATGGCGATGTGCCGTTCTAAAAGCATTACACACAGTATAGCCCAGTGGGGACAGCGTAAAAACTGTCCTCCACCCGTGGGCACCACGATGAAAGGAGCATTTATATGACTTTGATGGAATTACAGGAAATTCTCGGTGAGAGAATCAGAATTGCAAGCGACAGCACACTCAGCGTTGATGAACGCAGAAAAGAAACAGAGCTTTCCCAGACAATTTCCTCTCTGGCAAAGCAGATGATCAATAACGCCGATGTAGTTCTCCGTACTGATAAGCTGGTTGCGGAAGGCAAGCTGAAGGAGTCCCACATCGAAAGATTGGTACACGGTAATGTATAAGCATCGTTATACACCCCAAGAGGATGAATGGCTGCGTCAGCATATCGAGCATTGTGATTCTTACAGACAGCTCACCGAAATGTTCAATGAGCATTTCGGTGCAAGCGTCGGGAAGTACAGCATATCTGATAGGTGCATCAAACAGCTGCATATCCACAGGAATGCCAATACTGGCATATTTCAAAAGGGCGAGCAGCGTGCCAAGACATACAAAATTGGAGATGAGAGAGTTTATAACGGATATGTATGGGTAAAAGTCAACGACATACAGCATTCCGGCAAAATCACTATGCAGAAGTTTAAGGAAAACTGGATGCCGAAGCAGCGATATGTTTATGAACAGCATCACGGTGAAATTCCGGAAGGATGCATCGTTGTGTTCCTTGACAGTAATATCATGAATTTCTCACCCGATAACCTCTACTGCATTCCGAGAAAAATCAATGCAATTATGAATCAAAATCACTGGTTTACGACAGAACGTGAAAATACATTGACAGCAATAAAATGGTGTGAATTATACTACGCACTGAAAGGAGCTACCACATGAATTACCGCAACAGCGAGGGCTACGCAAGCCCTACCGAACACGAAGCCCTCACTCGTATCAGACGTGAGGAAGTAAAAGAAGAACGACAGAAAAAATACCGTCCACTTGTATATATCTGTTCTCCATTTTCGCAGGGAGACAAGAAACAGAACATCATCAACGCTCGCCGTTACTGTAAATATGCAACCACCGAAAACTGCATTCCCTTTGCACCGCATCTGCTCTTTCCGCAATTTCTGAATGACAGCAATCCCGATGAGCGTGACCTTGCATTTCAGATGAACAAGATCCTCATGGGAAAATGTGATGAACTGTGGGTATTCGGCACTACTTATACACTCGGTATGCAGAAAGAAATGAAGTGGGCAAGGAAAAAGAAACTGCATATTCGCTTTATTGACAATATCTGAAAGGAGAAAAATCATGTATAACAACATCCCGAATGAACTGAAACATATCTCCAACTGGGTCTGCTGGAAAGCATATCCCGATGCAAATTCCCATTCCGGCATCAAGAAAGTGCCCATCAATCCACTCACCGGCGGACAGGCTATGTCTAACAATCCGCAGACATGGAGCAGCTATGAAACTGCTGTCCGTGCAGCTGAAAAGTATGACGGCATCGGCTTTATGTTCTCGAATTCCGGTTTCTTCGGCATTGACCTTGACGACTGCCGTGATGATATCAATGCCTATCTTAAGGGCGATTCTGCTAATATCGTAGCAGAATTTATGGATCAGCTGCAGACGTATGCAGAGACATCGCAGTCAGGCAACGGCATCCACCTCATCTGCAGCGGCAGCCTCCCTGCCGGTGGTCGCCGTAAGGGTAAGGTGGAAATGTATGACAGCGGCAGATTCTTTATCATGACAGGAAATGCAATCGGCAGCTATAGAACCATTTCGAATGGCACGGAACACATCAAGCCACTGCATCAGAAATACTTGAATGTCGCACAGACAAATCCGAATCCGCAGCCTGTCCCCGTGAGAGTAACGCCGACACTGTCCGACCATGAACTCATTGAGAAAATTCTCAATTCTGCCAACGGAGATAAGTTTGCAGCACTGTATGGCGGCGATTTCTCCGATTATCCCTCCCAATCCGAAGCGGATATGGCGTTCTGTTCCATCCTCGCTTTCTGGTGCGGCGGTGATATGGAAATGATGGACAGGATCTACCGCAGCAGTAACCTCATGCGTAAGAAATGGGACAGAAAGCAGTGCGGCTCTACCTACGGTGCAATTACGCTGCATCGTGCGATTGAAAACTGCCAGAGCTTCTATCAGAAGCCTGTGCAGGATGATTATCAGATTACAATCAAGAATCCTTCTCCTGCACCTGCACCGACGGTCAAACTTCCAATGCATACACTTGACGATACAGGCAACGCAGAGCGTATGAATGACTACTGCGGCAGAGTATTCCGCTACAATTACACTGATAAGCGTTGGATGTACTACAAGGACGGTGTATGGGTGTATGACGACCGCGGTGCAATCTTTACGGCGGCGGACAAGATTCTGGAACGCATGAAGATGGAACAAAAATCCTGGGCGGAGCATGAAAACGGTGCATACTTGCAGGATTATCAGAAGCACATGAAGAAAACTCGCTCCAATGCGTCAAAAACGGCTATGGTCAAGGAGTTTCAGCACCTTGTGCCGATTTCTCCAGCAGAGCTTGATACCCATAAAACGCTTGTCAATACACAAAACGGTGTTGTGAACCTTGATACCTGTACCACCGTGCCGCATTCTCCCGAAATGCTGATGACAAGAATGCTGGGAACATCCATGCCTGCAACGCCGAAAAAGCCTGTCCTGTGGCTGCGTTTCCTCGATGATATTTTCGGTGACGACAAGGAACTGATCCGCTACATTCAGAAATCCCTCGGCTACTGCCTGAGTGGTCAGACCACGGAACAGTGTGTGTTCTTTCTGTACGGCAACGGCAGAAACGGCAAGTCTACGTTCCTTGAAATCGTCCGTGCCATTCTCGGCGAATATGCGACCAATATCCAGCCGGAATCCATCATGGTGAAGAATAACAATTCCTCTGCCAACACCGATATTGCCCGTCTTAAGGGTGCTCGTCTTGTTACAAGTGTAGAGCCGAACGAGGGTATGAGACTGAACGAGGGACTTATCAAGCAGCTGACCGGCGATGACATGGTAACGGCAAGAAAGCTGTATGGCGATGAATTTGAATACCGTCCCGAATTCAAGCTCTGGCTTGCGACCAATCATAAGCCGACCATCCGTGGCACTGACCTTGGTATCTGGCGCAGAATTCATATTATTCCGTTTGTGAAGAGCATTCCCGAAGATAAGGTGGACAAGAATCTCGGCGAGAAGCTTCGTGAAGAAATGCCCGACATCCTCGCCTGGATGATGGACGGTTACCGTCTGTGGAAATACGAAGGTCTGCATAAGCCGAAAGCCGTCGAGGATTCCGTTAAGGAGTACCGCAATGAAATGGATGTGATCGCCGCATTCCTCGCCTCCGACTATATCGCTGAAGGTGGTGAAATCAAGGCATCCGTGCTGTATGCGATCTACTGCAAGTGGGCAGCTGAGAGCAACGAATACAAGATGCCCTCCCGTAAATTCGGCATTGAACTCAGCAAGCGGCTTATCAAAAAAATGAAAAATGGCTGCGTTCACTATCAGGGTATTTCCTCACCAGTTTCTATCAACCAGTAATTTCAGATAGAGTAAATAGAGTATATTCTTCCTTTTTCTTACTTCCTCTTAAAGAAGAAAAAATAAAATAAAGATTATATTTTATATATTATATTCTATATTACTCTACTTAGGAGGCAAAATGAGAACCGTTCTCAATTTTAAGGATAAGGACACATTCCGTAAGCTGGAACGCCAGGCTTATGACGGTACGATTGATGTTACGAAGTTTCCTCCTGCGGAATACAAGTATTTTTCCGAGCTGAAGAAATTATACTACGCTTTCAAGTTTGAGGGGCTTTCCAAGGAGGAAGCTTATAGTCGAAAGCAGATACTGTTTCGCAAATATACCGAGGATATTTCCAAGCATGAACGATGCATTGCTGTATACTCTCAGTTTCAGGAAAGTATCCGTAAGGCGGGTGAAAATATTTCTCGAATCGAAAAATCCCATGATGTTACCGAGGTTGCTCTGCTTGCCTGCGAGACGCTTGGGATTTTGATGGGTGAAGGTACATTTTACGGCAGGCAGAAAAGGAAGATTCAGCATGATTAAGACAGCGAAAAATAATATCCCTCCCGAAGATCCATATAAGAACCTTGCTATGGCGATTGTAGAACGAGCTGTTTTTGATTATCGCATTGCGGTCAGGAGCAAGGATTATACAGCCAAAAGAGAGTTACGAAAGTTCTTTACTTCCGATTGGTTTGCATTTCTCTGCGACCTTGATGGTGAAGTACTTATGAACAATCTTGAAGATATGGAGGATGTTGCATGAACACGAAAGAATACATGAAAATAGCCCAAAAACTGATGCGACGTATTAAGCGTAAAAGAGATGAGGCTGATGAACTTCGCATTAAGGAACGTTGCCCCTCTTCCGCATCATTCAGCGATATGCCAAAAACTGCAAGTCCTAATCCACATCAGAAATATGATGGGGTATTGACTGCCATTGAACTTGACAAGGAAGCGGATGCTGCGCTTGATGAACTGAATGAGCTGAAAAAGCAGTTCTGTGTGTTTATTCAGCAGCTTACAGATCCCGATGAGCGTGACCTGCTTTATAAGCGTTATATTGAATTCAAGAAATGGGAACAGATTGCTGTGGAAATCGGATACAGTGAATCCCATACAAAACGACTGCATGGAATAGCCGTCAAAAAGTTGATACTCAATGATACGCAATAATACTTGATAATACGTTCGTTGTGTGATATACTGTATAATAGCGAAATAGAACGAAAGCCAGTACAGTTTATGTGCTGGCTTTTCTTATGCCCACATGGAGGTGAACTATGCCCCGTAAATACAAACGACCATGCAGTCATCCAGGCTGTCCGAACCTAACCGACAGCCGCTATTGTGCAGAGCACAAGCCCTTGCACCCAGACAGACCATCGGCCGAGAGCCGTGGTTACAACAGCAGATGGAGAAAGCTGTCACAACAGTACCTCCGGAAGCATCCGTTGTGTGTACGTTGCCTTGCCAACGGAAGATACATCAAGGCGACTGTTACGGATCATATCATTCCCCATCGCAATCGTCCGGAACTGATGTGGGATGAGAATAATTTTCAGGCGCTATGCAAAGCCTGTCATGATAAGAAAACATGGACTGAGGATAAGAACCCAGAATACACCTACTGACCACCGGGGGGCGTAAAAATCCCTAAAAATCGGAATAAAAATCTACCGGTGGGCAAGCTCACGAAAACTAAAAGCGAAATCTAAGACGGTATATAGCCAAAATCAAAGAACCCTATAAATTCCGTTATTTTCCCGACATTGTTGTCGGGATTTTTTATGCCCATTTTTGATTTTTGTTTGAATTTATGCAGGAGGTGATGATGTGGCGAAAGATGGTACAAATCGTGGAGGTGCAAGACCGGGTGCGGGACGCCCAAGAAAAGCACTGGCGGATAAGATTGCAGAGGGCAATCCGGGTGGCAGAGCCTTGACGCAAATCAAGGTGCCAGATGATTTACCTGACCTCATCGGAGAAGATATGCCCCAGCCGAGCGAAATTCTTTCGGCACGGCAGAAAAACGGAAAGCCGCTCGGTGCAGATAAAATTTACAGAGATACCTGGATGTGGCTGAAAGGTTTCAAGTGCGAACGGCTTGTTTCTCCTGCATTGCTTGAGCAGTATGCCATGTCCGTTGCAAGATGGATTCAGTGTGAAGAAGCAATTAGTACTTACGGACTTCTGGGTAAGCACCCTACAGTTTCAAATTCACCGATTCAAAGTCCATTTGTTGCAATGAGCCAAAGCTTCATGAAGCAGGCACAGCAGATATGGGGACAGATTTATCAGATTGTCCGTGAGAACTGCTCGGAAGAAGTAAACCTCACAGGCGAAATGGATATGATGGAGCAGTTGCTCCGCAGTAAACGATAAGGAGGACACTATGAAATCAAATGCAGATGTAACTTTCTGGCGTGAACTGAAAGCCAGCAAACCTATGCTCACCAAACAGCAATATCGCACGATTAAAGGACAGGCAGTTAAGGGCAATGTCATGGCTGCAAGAAAAGGTTTGCAGAGAGTTCAGCAAAGGAGGCAGCACCGATGAAAACAACCACAGACTTTCAGCTTGTAGATATTACAAAGCTTATCCCATATGTAAATAACGCCCGAACCCACAGCAAGGAGCAGATTACAAAGCTGCGTTCTTCTCTCCGTGAGTTCGGGTTTGTTAGTCCTATGGTAATCGATAAGGATTACAACGTCCTGTGCGGACACGGCAGACTGGAAGCCGCCAAAGCCGAGGGCATGATGGAAGTTCCGTGTGTGTTTGTGGAACACATGACAGAGGCACAGAAGAAAGCGTTTATACTCGCCGACAACCGTATGGCGTTGGATGCAGGCTGGGATGAAGAAATGCTTGCCGTTGAAATGGAGGAACTTCAGAATCTCGGCTTTGACCTCGGGCTGACAGGCTTTGATGAAAAGGAGCTTGCAGATCTGTTCGCTACGAATGAAGAGGCACAGCAGGATGATTTCGATGTAGACGCTGAACTGGAAAAGCCGTGTAAATCCAAACTGGGTGATATATGGCACCTCGGCAGACACACCGTTATCTGCGGCGATTCCACTCTGCCGGAAACCTATGCCGCACTGCTCGGCGATACCAAGGTCAATCTGGTTTGCACGGACGCTCCGTACTTTGTGCAGCTCAAAAACAAATCAGGAACGATTGCCAATGATAACCTTGATGACAAATCAGCCTATGAATTTCTGATGAAGGTATTCACCAACTTCAAAAACGCAATGGCTATCGATGCATCAATCTATGAATTCTACGCAACCATGAAAACCCGTGTGTTTTACGATGCTTTCGAGGATGCCGGATTCAAAGTTGGTGCTGGGCTTATCTGGAAAAAGCCTCGTGCGCCGTTCATGCGTACAGACTGGAAATTCAATATGGAGCCTCTGATTTTCGGTTGGAGAAAAGACGGAAAACATATCTGGTACGGCGACCAGAAACAGACTGCTATTTTTGAGTTTGATGGTATCAAAGACTCCAAAAAGGATGGCTTCTCACACCCATCGAGTAAACCGGTACCGCTGATTGCATATCTGATAAAGCAATCCACAATGACCAACGGACTGGTGCTTGACGGATTCCTCGGCAGTGCTTCTACGTTGATTGCTTGTGAGCAGCTGAACCGTACTTGCTACGGCGTGGAGCTTGAACCGAAGTTTGTGGATGTAGCTGTGGAGCGTTTCCGCAAGTATCTTGCTGATAATAACAGCAGTGCAGATGTGTATGTGGTTCGTGATGGGCAGCGGATTGATTATGATAGTATTCCGAAACCTGACAGTAATTAATCAGGAGGATTTTTATGGAAATAATTCCTGGAGCTCGCTTTGGTAAACTTAGAGTTATCGAAAAAGCTGACAATTATCGTTGGCGTTGTATATGTGACTGTGGTAATGAATCATTCCCTACTAAGCATAACCTTCCAAAAACAAAATCATGTGGTCACTGTGGAAGGAATGTATATCGTGACTGTGATGATGGTTGTTCAGTTGCTGTGACAACTCCAAATGGCTATGTTTTCTATATTGACAAAGCCAACGAAGAATTGGTGAAAAAACACAAATGGTATGTTTGTATTGATAAACGTGGCTATGCAAATATATGTACTGCCCGCAATATTCTTTTGTATCATTATCTGCTTAATTCTCCCAAAGGTGTAGAAATAGATCATATAGATCTTGACCGATTTAACAACAGAAGATCAAACTTACGAATATGCACTCATCAACAGAATCAGATGAACCAGCCTATTCAAAAGAATAATACTTCTGGTGTAAGTGGAGTGAGTTTTTATCAAGCACGAAATAAATACCGTGCAAGAATTAAAGTCAGTCAGCTTGAGATTCATCTCGGATATTATGAAACTTTTCAAGAAGCCGTTCAGGCAAGAAATGTGGGGATGGAGTGTATGTTTGGAGAGTACGGCAGATACAATGATGTACCGGAAGCACCGGCATGGATCAGAACCAAAGTAACAGAAAAATGTAAACGCTTTGCAGAATTGTCAGTATGCAGAGCGTTTCTTTTATCCCAATCAGAGGAGTGCTGATAATTGAAGGAACTTACAATGATATCATTATTCGATGGGAGTGGGACGTTTCCCGTTGCTGGACTATTGTCCGGTATCACACCAATTGGAGCCTCAGAAATCGAGCCGTTCCCCATTGCCGTCACCCGAAAACGACTTCCGTTTATGAAGCATTACGGTGATATTTCCAAGCTGAATGGTGCGGAACTGCCGCCTGTGGATATTATCACATTTGGCAGCCCATGTCAGGACATGAGTGTCGCAGGCAAAAGGGCAGGTCTTGAGGGTTCACGGTCAAGTCTCTTTCATGAGGCAATCAGAATTATAAAAGAAATGAGGTGTAAGACCAATGGCGAATACCCGAAATATATCGTGTTTGAAAACGTCGCCGGCGTATTTTCCTCCGGAGGCGGCGAGGACTTCCGATGCGTCCTCGAAGAAATCTGCAAAATTGCGGATGAGTCCGCTGCTATTCCTAAACCTGCGAAGTGGCACAACGCAGGAGAAATCGTGGGAAACGGTTATTCTGTCGCCTACCGATTGTTTGACGCACAATACTGGGGAGTTCCCCAGAGAAGAAAACGCATCTACCTTGTCGCAGATTTTACAGGCGAATGTGCCGGAAAAATACTCTTTGAGTCCGAGGGCGTGTCAGGGTATTCTGCGGAGGGCTTTAATTCGTGGAAAAGAGATTCCCTGGATTTTAATGAACGCACTTAGACACCAGGCAAAGTTATCAAATTCAGAAATGCTGGAGCTTTCAAATTTAGTAACAGAAATTTGGAAACCAATTGAAGGATACGAAGGCATATATGAGGTTAGCAATAAAGGTCGTGTGCGAAATTCTGATGGAAAGGTCTTAAAACACTGCTATGATAAAGACGGATACCCACGTTTATCACTAAGACATAACGGCAAGGCTCATACATTAACTATTCATCGACTTGTTGCAAAAGCCTTCTGCTTTAATCCATGTCCTGAAAAATACACTCATGTCAATCACATTGACGAGGTAAAAACAGACAACTTCTATTTGAATCTTGAATGGTGTGATAATGCATATAACCATGCTTATGGAACTTGTGGAAAAAGAGCTGGGGAGAAAAACAGCATTCCCGTTATAGGGGAGGTCATAGAAACAGGTGAGAAGGAATACTACAAAAGTATGACTGAAGCTGCTGAGAAACTTAGTGGTGACAATTCTCACATATGTGACTGTGTAAATGGAAAGCGTAAATCAGCATATGGACGAAAATGGTATTGTTGTGAATCTGCTGGTTTTTGTACAGAACATTCCGCCAAGAGTCGTGGCATCGGCTATGAGGAGGAAAAGTCTCCGACGCTGCGTGCAGGAGTTGTGCCTGCGGCGATTGCAATTGATAATCATCCAGCAGACAGCCGTGTGAGCATTTCCTCTGATGGCAATGTGCAGACGCTTACATCACGCTGTGGAACTGGCGGCGGCAATGTGCCGATGCTACTGGAATATCCGAAAGCCTATGGCATCTGCTCTAAACACAGCAACTCCATGCTATCGGATAATCCTGGCAGTGGATTTTATGAGGCGGATACAGCAAGAACCATTGATACCAGCAATCAGTCACCTTGCAAGAATCAGGGCGGTATAGTTGTGATTGAGGGCAACGGCAGCCGTCCCTCACATCACGGCGATGGGTTCAAGGAATCTGAAACCATGTACACCCTCAACTGTACAGAAAACCATGCCGTTTCCTGCGGCATCGGCAGACCTGCTATGAATCAGGGCTACAATGCACGGTTCAGCTTTCAAATTGAAGAAGAAACCTCACCGACACTTGTTGCCTCGGGTGCAGGCGGTGTTGCACATCTAACTTACTGTGCAAGCAAGGCTTCTTTCTTTACTAGAGCTGATGAAGAAAAAACAGGAGCACTCGTTGCAACCGATTACAAGGACCCTCCGCTTATTAATGACAGCACTGACGGTGTGGAATATATTGTGCGACGGCTCACCCCACAGGAGTGTGCATTGCTGCAAGGTATGCCGACATGGTGGTGTGAGGACATCGGTATCGAAAATCCGACCGAAGAGGATATGGACTTCTGGCGTGATGTATTTGAAACCCACAGGCTTGCTGTTTCTCCCGAAAAGAAACCCAAAACGGATAAGCAGATTCTGAAATGGCTAAAGAATCCACATTCGGATAGTGCAGAATACCGTATGTGGGGAAATGGTCTCGCCGCTTGTAACGCATTTTTCGTTCTGGCAGGAATCGCCCACTACGCAAAGCAATGACGAAGGACTCCCAAAATTGGGAGTCCCTCGTCATTCCATGATTTCCAGCATCAGCTGTGCGCCGTCCCGAAAGCCTGCAGCATACAGTTCCGCATCAGCGATCTCACTGCTTTTCATCTGCAAATCCGTCATCTCCTTGAACACGGTCAGCTGTTCCGGCGTGAGCATCTTCTCGAATGCATCACACATGGGCAGCCATTTCTGCATCAGGGCGTGGTATTCGGGATTCGTGGGCGTGTGATCGGCTCGGACGATGTTGCCGTGGTAAAATTCCTCAATCATCGGCATCTCTCCTTTCGCCACACATATTACCATACTCTGCGGAAAATAGCCATCACCAGAAGCGACAAAGTTCTGGTTGCAGATTGCAGCACATCACACAAGTGTAATAAGCACAAATGTGAGGGCTATTTTTCTACAGTATTTCGGCGAAAAACGACTTGCTATTCTGTGAGAAAGACGGTAATATGTGACACAACGCCGGCAAGAAAGGCGAAAAACAAGGATGCCCCGAGCCGAGGCAGGCTGCTGCACGAGGCGAGCGGGTATGCCGACACTGAATTTTAGGAGGCAGGTAATTTTATGGAAATCAAATTCAACTGCACAGGCGCAGAACGCAAAAAGCTGGTGCAGGCAATCAGCGAGATCACAGGCGAGAATGCAGAGTATCAGTTCATGCCGACCTGTGCTTACAACATTGGAACGATGACAGTCGACAAGGACGGCACACTGCACTGCGAGGACGGCACGGAAATCAGCGAACTGCTGGAGAAACTTCACAAGCGTGGGTTCATTGCAGAAACGGAGAAAGCCGACAACAGTCTTACCATCTCCATTCCGAAAGAAACGCTAGATGAGCAGACCCTCACCAACCTCGACAGGATTCTGGAGAATAAGGGTACTCTCATCAAGCACGCCTTGCAGACGGATTCGTTGGAATACACGGTGACGGACACAGCGGTTGAATTCCCTTGGTTCACATTGGAACAGCCGGAGGACGCTGACGCTTACAGCCGATTCCTCACCGCCCTCATCGACATGGCGAAGAACCAGAAGCGAATCAACAACAAGCCCGACACCAGCGACAATGAGAAATACGCATTCCGCTGCTTTCTCCTCCGACTGGGGTTCATCGGGATAGAGTTCAAGAGCGTCCGCAATGTACTGCTCCGACACTTAACCGGAAGTTCTGCTTTCAGAAACGGAGAGACAGCCGATGTTGCCGAATAAAGAACAGCTTGAAGCCCTCCGCAGAAAATATCCGGCAGGCACGAAGATCATTCTGCACCGTATGAATGACCCCTACCCCGTGCCGCCGGGTACGATTGGCGAGGTGGAATACATTGACGACGGCGGCAACATTCACATGGTCTGGAGCAACGGTCGGACGCTGTCGCTGATCGAGGGTGTGGACGATTTTTCTAAAGCCCCTGGAGGCTCGGGTTAATCGAGATCCTATTCCCATTGTAGTGTATTTTACCATACAATTGCAAGTAATTCAAGCGGATAAACTACACAATGTTTCGCAGAAATACAGCCAAAAAGATTGTGTAGTAATCGTATTGATATATCCTCCGTTATGCGGTAATATGGTACACAACGAAAGGGGCAAAGCCCAGAAAAACGGAGGATAAAAACATGAACGCAAAGACCGCACAGCAGATCGAGAACCTCAAGAATCAAACCATCGGCGTTGAGGTTGAAATGAACAACATCACAAGAGAAAAGGCTGCAAGAATCGCAGCAGACTTCTTCGGAACAGGAAGCTTTCAGAACACAGCAAGCCGCAACGGTTACTGCACCTGGTCGGCATGGGACGCACAGGGCAGAGAATGGAAATTCCAGAAGGACATCAGCATTGCAGGAGCAGACATCGAAAAGTGCGAAATGGTGACACCGATTCTCAGCTACAGCGACATCGAAACCCTGCAGGAGCTTGTGAGAAGACTTCGCAAGGCAGGGGCAGTCAGCCACGCAGGAGTTGGGGCTGGGGTCCACATTCACATTGGTGCGAACGGTCACACGCCGCAAACCCTCAGAAACCTTGCAAACATCATGGCAAGCCACGAGCAGCTGATTGCCGACGCCTTGAAAATCGACCAAGGCAGAATCAACAGATACTGCAGAACGGTCAACCCGAGGTTCATTGAACAGCTCAACAAGAAGAAGCCCACCACCATGGCACAGCTTGCGGACATTTGGTATCAGACTAACGGCTGCGACTACGGCAGAAATCAGCATTACAACAACAGCCGCTACCACATGACGAATTACCCGCAGTATTCACAAAGGGCACAATCGAGTTCCGCCTTTTCAATTTCGACAAGCCTGCAAACGGCAAGAAAAACGGCCTTCACGCAGGTCAGCTGAAAAGCTGGATTCAGCTTTGCCTCGCCCTTTCCGAAATGGCAAAGGAAGTGAGAACAGCAAGCCCCAAGCCACAGCAGACGGAAAATCCGAAATTCGCAATGAGAACATGGCTGATTCGCCTGGGACTGGTTGGAGAAGAATTCTCGACAGCAAGGGATTTCCTCACAAGAAACCTTTCCGGCAATGCAGCATGGAGATTCGGAAATTAAGGGAACAGCCTTTTACCCCTCACGCCGCCTTCGGGCGGCTCTGGGTGGTGAAAGGGTATTCCTTTCGGAAAGGAAGAATCAACATGAAAAAATATTACATTGCCTACGGCTCAAACCTCAATATCGAGCAGATGCGTTACCGCTGCCCCGACGCAAGAATTGTCGGAACAAGCGTGATTCCTGACTATCAGCTGCTGTTCAAGGGCAGCAAGACAGGCTCGTATCTCACCATCGAAAAGAAAAAAGGCGGCAGCGTTCCAGTTGCAGTCTGGGAAGTTTCGGAGCGTGATGAGTTTTGGCTTGATGCCTATGAGGGCTGTCCCAACTTCTACTACAAGACCGAGATGCAGCTCACAGTCAAAAGCCACATCACCGGACGCAAGAAAAAGCTGGATGCCTTTGTGTACATCATGCACGAGGAGCGTGAGCTTGGCATTCCGAGTTCGGTTTATGTGAGAACCTGTGTCGCCGGATACCGTTACTTCGGTTTCGATTTGAAGCACCTGCGGCTTGCAATGGATATCAGCGAAAGGGGTGAAATTGTATGAAAGAACTGAAAACGGCAATATGTCCGAAATGCGGACAGGAATACAAGGGTGTGCCTGCCCTTTCCCGTGAGGACAATGCGACACTGATCTGTCCCGACTGCGGCACTCGTGAAGCACTGGAATTCATCGGGGTTTCCGCAGAGGAACAGGAGAAAATCATCAGCATTATCCATAGCCATTACCCCACGGTATAAGCCTACAGCTTGCCCCACGTTGCCCCACAACCGCCGTTTTCCCATTTTCCGTGGAATGTGATGCCTTTCGGAAAACGGCGGCACACGGAGGCTGTGTGGGCGACATTTCGCAATCGGTACATCACCTGGGCGGACAGCGAATGGGAATACGAGCTGGAAATCGACAACGAGGACATGGACGAGGATTTCGAAGCCTGGGTTGAAAAGCACGCCGAGGAACTTGCAAGAGAGGACGCCGAGGCAAATGGCACAACCTTCGAGGAGGTCATCGGAATCAACTATGAGTACGACTACATTGACGACGACGAGGCTTTTGAAAGGGACTACGAAGCCTACGCCGAATTCGAATGGGAGTGCAGAACGGGGAGATAACCTCCCCGGCACAAGCCACGCAGCCGCCAACACGGCGGCTTGTGAGGGGCAGCCCCGATAACAATACTCTGCCGGAAACAGCGGCACTGTGAGCGTTTTTGGGCAAACTGTGCCAACCATATTCTTATCCAAAATATATCGGGAAAGGCTCTGCAAACTTGCAGGGCTTTTCTCATGAAGGGAGGCGGTCATTTGAAAAAGCTAAAAAAATACACACCAACAGAATTCATGGCAGAGGATTCCCACTACGACAAAGCCGCTGCCGACTATGCTGTCAACTTCATCGAATGTCTCTCCCACACCAAAGGCACATGGGCGGGTAAGCCATTTGAACTTCTGGACTGGCAAGAACGTATTATCCGTGATTTGTTCGGTGTTCTGAAACCCAACGGCTACCGCCAGTTCAACACGGCATATATTGAAATTCCGAAGAAAAACGGTAAATCTGAACTTGCCGCCGCCATTGCTCTGCTGCTCACCTGCGGTGACGGCGAGGAACGTGCCGAAGTTTACGGCTGTGCCGCCGACCGACAGCAGGCATCCATCGTTTTCGAAGTTGCCGCCGATATGGTGCGTATGTGTCCTGCACTGAATAAGCGTGTGAAAATCCTTGCATCACAGAAAAGAATCGTCTATATGCCGACCAATTCTTTCTATCAGGTGCTTTCGTCAGAAGCTTATTCCAAGCACGGCTTCAACATCCACGGCGTTGTATTCGATGAGCTGCACACGCAGCCGAACCGAAAACTCTTTGATGTTATGACAAAGGGGTCGGGCGATGCCCGAATGCAGCCGCTGTACTTCCTTATCACGACTGCTGGAACGGATACCAATTCCATATGCTACGAGCAACATCAGAAAGCAAAGGATATTCTTGAGGGCAGAAAAATTGACCGGACGTTTTATCCGGTCATTTATGGTGCGGAAGATAATGCCGACTGGACTTCTCCGAAGGTGTGGAAACAGGCGAATCCCTCCCTCGGTGAAACCATCGGAATGGAGAAAGTTGTCGCTGCCTGCGAATCCGCAAGGCAGAATCCAGGTGAGGAAAACGCTTTCCGACAGCTGCGACTGAACCAATGGGTCAAGCAGGCTGTTCGCTGGATGCCCATGGAGAAATGGGATGCCTGCAACTTTCCCTTTGATGCATCGGAACTGGAGGGGCGTGTCTGCTATGGCGGACTTGACCTTTCATCGACTACGGATATAACGGCATTTGTGCTTGTGTTTCCGCCGATTGATGAAGGTGATAAATACTATATCCTGCCGTTTTTCTGGCTGCCCGAAGATACACTTCCACTCCGAGTCCGCCGTGACCATGTGCCGTATGATGTTTGGGAACGGCAGGGGTATCTGCTGACGACCGAGGGCAACGTCGTTCACTACGGCTTCATCGAAAACTTCATCGATGAGCTGGGTACACGGTTCAACATCCGGGAGATCGCCTTTGACCGTTGGGGTGCGGTGCAAATGTCGCAGAACCTTGAGGAGCTAGGCTTCACAATGGTGCAGTTCGGTCAGGGCTACAAGGATATGTCACCGCCTACGAAAGAACTTATGAGACTTACCCTCAACAAGATGATTGCTCACGGCGGTCATCCGGTGCTGCGGTGGATGATGGACAACATCTTCATCAAGCGTGACCCTGCCGGAAATATAAAGCCGGACAAGGAGAAGTCCACAGAAAAGATTGACGGTGCGGTGGCTCTGATTATGGCGCTTGACCGTGCAGTGAGATGTGGTGTTGGGGATTCGGGTGCGAGTATTTATGATGAGAGAGAGTTGTTGGTGTTGTGATTATCTCGATTTAATCCATTTCAAAGCTTCAGCGCCACATTCGTAATCTTCATCAACATCTTTTGCATACAAATACTCAGAATCAAAAGAACCTGTTTTTAAGTTGTATGTATATTTAAATACAACAGGTATCTCCCTATTGTATCTTTGGCAAATTTCATTCAATTCTGGTATTATTTCTTCTGTTATAATATCATAGATCTTATCATCAATTTCGTCGGATACACCTGCTTCTACATTGCCAACTACTTTATCATCAACACGGTATGCACTCACAATTAAAGACTGTGAATCATCATTATAAATGTATACGTAAAGTAGTTCCGATTTGGCACTTGCTGCTTCTTTGTACAAAGAAATAATTTCCGACTGCTTATCTATGAATTCATCTTCAAAATACATTTATCTTACTCCTAAGCTATATGACTTAATCGAGAAATTTACTCGATTTCATATTTAAGTATACCACATCCACACTGAAAAAACAACCCTCTGAAAGGAGCGTGATACCATGAGCATTTTTAAAGGACTTTTCAAAAGCCGAGATAAGCCTCAGAATAGCTACGACAGCCCTAGCTACACCTACTTCTTCGGCAGAAGCACAGCCGGAAAGAGCGTCAACGACCGCACGGCAATGCAAATCATCGCAGTTTATGCCTGTGTGAGAGTGCTGTCCGAAGCTATCGCACAGCTGCCGCTGCACGTTTACGAATACACGGATAAGGGAAAAGAGCGAGTGCCGAAGCACCCGCTTTACTTTTTGCTGCACGACCAACCGAACCCCGAAATGACATCGTTTGTGTTCCGTGAAACGCTGATGTCACACCTGCTGATTTACGGCAACGCTTATGCACAAATCATCCGCAACGGTCGTGGTGATGTTATGGGACTGTATCCGCTGATGCCGGACAAGATTAAGGCAGACCGTGATGAGCGTAACCACTTGAGTTACAAATACAGCCGCTATGATGAGCAGAACCCGAACTTCCGTGAGCAAGGTGAAATCATTCTGCCTGCGGAACAGGTGCTTCACATTCCGGGACTTGGTTTTGATGGTCTGGTTGGCTATTCTCCCATTGCCATGGCAAAGAATGCAATCGGTCTGGCGGTTGCCTGCGATGAATACGGTGCGTCATTCTTTGCCAATGGTGCGTCACCCTCCGCTGTACTGGAACATCCGGGTGTCATCAAGAATCCGGAACGTGTCCGTGAAGCATGGCACAGGGCATACGGCAGCGGAAATGCCCACAGGACAGCAATTCTCGAAGAAGGCATGAAGTATACACCCATCTCCATTCCCAATAATGAAGCACAGTTCCTGGAAACGAGAAAGTTTCAGATTGAGGAGATTGCAAGGCTGTACCGTGTGCCGCTTCACATGATCGGTGACCTTGACCACGCCACATTCAGCAACATCGAGCATTTATCTCTTGAATTTGTAAAATACACCCTTGACCCATGGCTGATTCGTTGGGAGCAGTCATTGATGAAGACTCTGCTTTCTGATTCGGAAAAAGGACGGTATTTCATCAAGTTCAATGTGGAAGGACTGCTCCGTGGTGATTATGCGAGCCGTATGAGTGGTTACGCGACCGCAAGACAGAACGGCTGGATGTCGGCTAACGATATCCGTGAGCTGGAGGATATGAATCTGATTCCCGAAGAAGATGGCGGTAATTTGTACCTCGTGAACGGCTCGATGAGCCGCCTTTCTGATGCAGGAATTGCGTATCAAAAAACTGAAATGAAGGAGGAAACTGCACAATGAAGAAATTCTGGAACTTCGTGAAGAACGAAGATACCGATGAAACGGAACTGCTCTTCAACGGGCCTATTTCGGAGGATACATGGTTCGGTGATGAGGTCACGCCCGCCCTATTCCGTGATGAATTGAGCAAGGTCAAGGGTGATCTTACCGTCTGGCTGAATAGCCCTGGCGGAGATATGTTTGCTGCATCGCAGATTTACACAATGCTCCGCAATCACAAAGGTAAGGTCACTGTGAAGATCAATGCTTTGGCTGCGTCTGCCGCATCGGTTGTTGCGATGGCTGGTGATGAAACACTGATTGCACCGACTGCAATGCTGATGATTCATGACCCTGCGTGCTATGCCGCCGGCAACAAGGCAGATATGGAAAAGGCAATAGAGCTTCTGGAGGAAGTAAAAGAATCCATCATTAACGCATATGAGGAGAAATGCCACCTCAGCCGTGCAAAGATCGCAAAAATGATGTCGGAGGAAACATGGCTGAATGCGAAAAAAGCATTGCAGCTTGGTTTTGTTGACGGTATTTTGTTTGCAAAGGAAAAGAAGCCTGCCCCTGAAGAAACTCCCGAGGAAACAGAGGAATCCGAAGAAGATGAAGATACTGATTCCGAGGATGATGAAAATGAGAAAAAGCCGCAGAGGGATGCTGCATCCATGATGTACACACCGTCCCACACTGCGGCTTCTTTCATGCAGAAAATTTCTGCGTGTGATAAATCCGTACCCATTGCACAGCTGGACAAACGTCTGGCTCTGCTGAAATAACAAGGAGGCTGATATATTATGACGATTCAGGAACTGAGAGAAAAGAGAGCGAAAGCATGGGATACCGCCCGTGATTTCCTCGATTCCAAGAGAAATGCAAGCGGTCTGCTCTCCGAGGAGGACGGCAAGACCTACGATGCCATGGAACAGCAGATTGTTGACCTCGGCAAGGAAATTGACCGCCTTGAGCGTCAGGAGAAACTTGCCCGTGAGATGAGTGCTGCAACCACTACGCCGGTTGTGACAAATCCCGGCACACACATCGACACTCCCGAAACACCCTCTACTGCAACTGCGGAATACAGCAAGGCGTTCTGGAACAACATCCGCAACCGTAATTTCGCCGATGTGAGAAATGCTCTGCAGATTGGTGAGGATTCGGAAGGCGGTTATCTTATGCCGGATGAGTTTGAAAAGAAGCTCATTTCTGCACTTGAGGAGGAAAATGTATTCCGTCCCCTTGCTACCAAGATTCAGACCTCAAGCGGAGACCGTAAAATCCCCGTCATTACGCAGAAGGGCGAAGCGGTCTGGATGGAGGGTGCGATGCGTTCCTAATTGAAAAGATTAGGCACTAACGAAAGAACGCAATGTTCTCAGTTAGGAGAACTGATAATCTGAAAAGTGGAATGAAGGAGTAACGTCCTGAAACGCTTTCCCTGATACTCCGACTGGCATGATTGGGAAACTGATTATGTCAGAAGCTCGGTGAAGTCGGCTGAGAGATACCGTAGCCTGTGTAAACAGAACGAAAACTATCCAGAGGTGGATAGTGTATCCTATAGGTCGGGGGTCTACAAAATGTATATGGTGAGAATGATAGAAATATCTGACGAACTTGCGAATGTACGGGTCTAAATCCAGAAGCTATAGAAATGTAGTTGCTTTCCAAGTGAAGCGACAACGAGGTAAAGTAGAAATCTTCCATACGAAATACCTTACAATGTTACAGGCATTGTCCAGTTGTCAGGCTCATAGCAAGCACCTAAGTATATATGTAAAGATAAGATTATCGGAACGCAGCAACCTACGATACGTCTAAAACGGTGCAGACGAAGAACAATAAGCTGCTTTAATCGTGGGTAAAGTAGTGGCATTACTGATGATGTTTCCTGTAATGGGAAACGGAGGGACAGCCACAAGTCAATACTACAAAATTAGTTATAGGCATGAAATTCATAGCTTCGAGTATGATTTAGGAGTAATCCGAGAAAAACAGTCCGAAAGGAGTGTTGCCTATGACAAAGCAAAAGAAACTACGACATCTTGAATATTACGACTTGCAAAATTGCTTTGATAACCTGTATGCAAAAAGTAAGCAGGGTGAGCTTTTCACCAATCTCATGGAACTTATCTCCAGTGAGGAAAATATCAAGCTTGCATACAGAAATATCAAGCGAAATGCAGGAAGTATTACAAGCGGAATCGACGGAAAAACAATCAAAGACATTGAAAAGCTATCCGCTGAAAAATTAGTTGAGATTATACAAAATAAATTAAGATTTTACAAACCCAAACCTGTCAGAAGAAAAGAAATTCAGAAAGAAAATGGCGGTATCAGACCATTATGA